GTTTAATGATGCCGTTGTCCCAAATCCATTCTTTTCCTTCCATAATGCCGTTAACAAAGGCATTTGGAGCAGAAGGATCGGCAACCACATCTACGGAAGCAAGCATAAAGTCTTCTTGAACTACATTCACTCCGTCTTGTTCTTTAAGAGAACCCATACCTCGACTAGAAACACCAAGTTTTGCTCCTTCGTCCATAAGATTCTTTACTATCTTGCCGTATGGAGTATCTAAAATCTTGGCACGACCATACACATCATTTCCTTCTAATCTCAAGTCTTTAATGATATGCGAAACTCTTTCTAGATTAACAGTTGGTCCTTCAGGATGACCTAGTTCTCCCATTGCTCTATTTTGTTCCACATACTCTTTATTATAACGACCAACTTCTTTGCTCATTACTGAACCAGGATACATTCTTCCATTGCGGTTCTTGGTTTCGCTTTGCATGAAAACACCTTCAATGAAATAATTCTTCTTACCATCTTTATCTTCGGTAAGAAGTCTGACTCCTAAAGTTGTTTCAGTAATTAACTTCATAATTAGTCAATTCTTCCTACTCGTTTTCCTGTTTTCTTTGTATAAGCAGCACGATAAGCATCAGTCTTTGCATCTTTTTCTATTTCTGATGGTGATCTGGATGCTTTCTCTTTTGCCTTACGAGCATAAAAGTTATCGACATGCGCTTTGCGTGATTTAGCATCCGTGAAGTATCCGCCTTTAGATTCTTCAATTTCTTCTGTTTCTTCTGTTTTTTCTTCAGCATTATTAAAAACACCATTTGCTACTTCTAATCGTGCTTCATCTAATGCAAGTGCGCTCTTTGCGTAAAGAGACTTGAAAACAAGTTCCTTTGCTTCAGAAAAGTTCTTTAATGCTAGTGCTTGGATAATTTTTTTATTCATTGAAACTCCTATTGTGGTATGTGCTATTTATTTAGTAATTTTTGTGTCTTCGTGTCTATTTATATCTGTATTTATAGAAGATTGAAGTAAAGAATTTGATATATTTTCGTGTTCTGCTTCAAGTTTATCCTCTACTTTGCTCATTAATGTAAGAAAAATAGCATCTCTAAATTGTTTAAAATCTGTCAGATTTATCATTTCTCTGCTCCTGGTGGAGGAACAACTTCTCCAATTGTAATCTGTCTATCAGAAGTAGATTGAGGAGCAGCAGCAGGAGGTGATTCTTGTTCTTCATTTGAAGACCCATCTTCTCCACCAGTTCCTGGTTGTGCTTGTTGCTCTTGTCCTGCTGTACTAACTATAATTCCTTGTGCAATTTCTTTCTTTATTTGTGAGTCGATTTCATCAATATCTTCTTCAGTTTGACGCAGAATATTCTTACGAATCCATTCTCTTGAATAATACTTTCCAACAAAATCTTCTGCATCTCGAGCACCCAATAGACGATCCTTTAAAACTTCGGATTCTTTTATTTCAATAAAATGTGAGTCTTTTTTGAATTGAAATATTATATCTCCTTCAATCTTACTCCACTCATCTTCTCGTATAATTCCTTTTAATACCAATTGAACTCGCAATAATTCTAAAAATAACTCACTAAACTTCATACGCAAGCGTTCAATAAATTTGAAGAATTTAACTTCGTCTCTTGAGATTTCACTTGAACGACCCATATTAAATCCTGATGCTTCTTCTAATCTTGAAACAGGAACATTTAGACTTTGATATAATTTCTTTTGGAAATATTTTACATCATCCATTTCTCCTAAATTCTGTCCACCAGGAATAGTGGTAATTTCTGTTCCTTTTCCTCCTTCACGACGAGGCATCCAAAAATCTTCAAGCATAGACATATGCTTGCGTTGATCACCAATCTCGCCTGTTGTAGGATCATAAATTAGTTTATTGCGATATCGACGCATAAGTCCATTCACATATTCTTCTGCTTTTTGTTTAGGCAAATTTCCCACATCTACATAGAAAATTCTGCGTTCTGGTGCACGAGTAATTCTGTAAATAACAATTGCATCTTCTATCATTCGTAGTTGATTCAGAGCCTTAATTGCCTTGTGTAAGTATCCTACAATCTTTTTTCTTTGTGCATCATACAAACCAGAATGAACAAAGCAGATGGCATCAGGAGAAATCTTCAATCCTTCCATTGTTGCTGCTCCGCTTTTATTTTCATTCTCGCTGAAAATATAAAACTCTTCCACAGAAGTAACCATTTTTGCTCCTGCGGTGTCTTGTGTGTTTATTGGTTTTTTATTTATTTTTCTAATCTTACGAATCTTTGTAGGATCAATTGGTCGTAATTCCATGATTCCTTTTTTCTTATTCTTTTCATCAACTATTATATGATAATATAATCTAGAATCAATATACCATTTACGAAATGTTTCAAATCCTCTACGAGAAGAATTAAGAAGTCTAAGCACTTCTTGAAATTCATCTTCAATTTTATCTTTTATTGATTTGGATATGTCTAATTTTGCAACATCTATTTTAACAATATCGTGAGATTCATCATACACAATAGCCTCATTACAAACATCAGAGATAGCAGATTCTGCTTCAGGCTGTAAAGCCATTTCTCTGTATTTGTGTATGAGTTCTATATCTGTTTTGATTGAACCATCAAAATCAACATACGAACCAAAATATCCACCTGCTTCTACAGGTACTGCTCCATCTTCATAATCTGGAGGAACAAACGAAACAACTTTTTTATCGCTGTCTCCATCCGATGGATCTTTTCCAGGACTACGACCAATCACTAAACCAAAAAGGTTAATTGCCATAAATATAAAGTCCGATCAGAAAAATTGTTATTAAAAATTAAGGACCAAATCCACCACCAATGATAGTGTTTCCAGAAGCGGCTCCAATTTCTGCTTGACCAGTTGCCAATCCTGTTACACTCGGAGCTGCTTCCCACCAAGAATATTGCAAGGTCACGGGAAATTCTGCGATTGCATCATTATTTTCGTATCCTAATTCTATTGCTCCTACTTCAGAAGGAAAACATCCTTGAAATTCATATGTTCGCAATGGACTACCATCACGCAATAATTGCGTAACACTCCACGGAACCATTAGTTGCATAAAATTATTTGTAGTAACATTAGAAACATGAGTATTGAACTGTGCACTCCAAAATTCAAAAGCAGAACGAAGATTTAGATTTGCATCTGATATAATCGTTATACTCCAATCTGCAAAGGTACGATCTCCAGGAATCTTAATCTTTCGTCCTCTGTAAGGAATTTCAATCTGCCCTAAAGAAGAAGCAGGAATCTGTGCAGATTTACACAGGAATGAAATTGCAGTACTCGTTCCAGTTGCATCCACTGCACCAGGAATTGTTCCTGTAACCTTAAATAGATTGGTGCGAACTCCTCCGCCTGCAAAGGCACTTACGAATCCTGATATATTGTTGTTTGGTTGTACTGGTTCTGCCATGTTATCTTACTCCTTTGTGTTATTTATTTAAGCTCCGACGACTTCCGAAAATGCTATTCCTGATGATGTTGCAACAAAATTCAACTGAATAAAGTTGACTGTTCTTGTTGGTTTAACAAAGATACTTGCGACGAATTCGCTACGATCAATAACATCCGCAGTATTGTTTGTTTCATCGCAAACTACCAAGAAATCAGTGATTCCTCTGCGAGCAACAATAGTCTTCAAGAATGGAATAATCATATTTCGGAATTGTGCACGAGTAAACGAATCATTCTGTTCGAACAAGAAATACTTTGATGCAATTGAAATAGATTTTTCAAGAATAATGAAAAGTCTACGAACATTAATTCTATCAAAGGCACTAGGGCGAGTTGCCATAGTCTTGTCTCCAAAGAGAATTGTGCCTTCTCCAGGAAAAGAAACTACTGGATTAATTTGACGAGTATATAATTCATCTCTATGTGGTTCAGATGAAGGATTATATGCAAGTTTAATTGAATTCTTAATCTGACCACGGTTGAATCCTGCTGGACTATACCATGCGTCATTAGTAAATTCAGTACGAGCAACTAATCCTGCAATATCTGGATTCAACGGCATTGTTCGAACAACATTATTGTAAGTATCGAGTTGATACTTCCATCCACTATCTGCAAATGCGTAAGAGGAATTTACATTTAATGTGGTATCTCTGAATGTTTTAATATTATTGAGTGCTGCGTATGGCAATGCACCTACAACATCTGATGATGATGGAGAAACAAAGGCAATACAATCTTTTCTAGTTTCACAGACATTTTCAATAATCAATCTTGCAAGAGTTGCACTTGCATTTCCGACAGGTAATAATCCTACATCAAGACTATCTGCATCTGCTAATAATGACCATCCACTACTGTATCGTATGGCATCATTCGGCACTGCATCTGCTGCACCGGTTAAACCAAGAGTCAGAACATTACCAGACAGAAGAGAAGTCGCAGCAGTTACATTTGCAGAAATTGCTCCGAATGTACTGCTTGAAAGAGCACCAGTATTGCTGTTAATATCAGCAGAAAGTGCCCAAACATATTCAGACTTGTTATTAATAACATTCTTATAATAATTGGTACTTCCGTCAAAATTTATGGCAT